GCATAGAAGTGTCGACGACGCCTCATGGCATAACGTGCACGCCTCATAGATCGCCTCATGGCAAATCCACGTAGGCGCCTACGCCAGTATTGTTGTCTCGCAGTTGGCATTTCGCGAAGCGGTTAGGGTCTTCTCTGCGTACACGCGTTAAAGCGCTTAGGGCAGTTCTGGTTCCTATGTTCCGAAAATTTTTTGGGTTAGGGTTTTGGGTTAATCACGAAAGTAAGTCACCCATTCTGTAGTGACATTTGCCACGTCATTTTGAATCGAACCCCCCGCCGCTACATCCATAGTGTCAAACCATTGAGTCCCGAGAATTTGCCTTTCTGCTTGATCTTCTGTGTTCTCCCAATACATCCGACGTCTGAGCGGTATCCATAGATCTAAGTCTTTCCAGTTTCTTCCGTTGGCATTGTATGATCCGTTGGGGGCCTTTACACCTACCCATACACGTTTGTGACATAGGATGAAGAATTTATCGGTATTAATTGGGTTTTTACACCACGTCATTCCACCGATGTTAGTGTCAGCATCAATTCCTCTTGTATCGCTAAATGATCTAAAGAAATTCGTTGGAAAGTTCGTTTCTCCTACTGTCGTCTTTGGAATCAAGATCGCAATGTTCCAGCATAACGGTCGGTTGAAGTTGTTCCGGCAATGCATTCGAATTCTCCACCCAACGACATTTACGTCATCGTCATGGTGACTCCGTTGATTGAGTTGATTTCCACGTGGTACCACACTCATAACCGAAGCATTGTTAGCCGTTTTAATTCCTAACGGATATAAGGTTCTCGTATTGTATGCTATCGGAAAGTGTCCGTTATTAGGTGGATCCGGGTTCACCGATGTATAGATTAACGTCTTCGCAGAATGTTTACCAGGCCTATCTCCGACTGAGTACTTGGCCTTCTTGTACCATCTACCTCCGTAAAATCCTCTGGCGGGCATAATAAGGTCTTCTTCTTCTGTAATAAGCTCCTCCGGGTCCTCTTGGGTTCCAACGGTTCCTATATAGAGTCGGGTAACTTGTACGCCAACGTCTTTGATACCACTTACCGAATTGACGAGCGGATTCTACGTTACTCACGTTCCACTTGTACTTGGCAACTCTGTACCAGTTTACCATTATGTCGGTATGAAGTTATGTCGGTATGAAGTTTCGTCGGAACGAAGTTTTGTGTGCTGCTACTATTACCAGCACACCTCTGATTCTGATGCTCATAATTTTTTACAATGAGTAAATCACGTCGCTTTTGTTTCACCATCAACAACTTTACGCCTGAAACTGAGACTCTCTTAGCAGGTCTTGCAGATACAACTAAGTATTTGGTTTACGGCAAAGAAACCGGTAACAATGGCACCCCGCACCTCCAAGGATTCGTCATCTTCAACAACTCAGTCCAAGTCGGGAATGTTTCAGGCAAACTCGGCGGCCGGGCCCACGTTGAAGTCGCCCGCGGTACATCCCAGCAAGCATCCGACTACTGTAAAAAGGACGGAGAGTTCGTCGAGTATGGAGAGTTACCCACTAAGTCAGGACAGCGAAATGACTGGGTCGAGTTCCAAGAATGGGTCACCTCGCTCGGTCGTTTACCCTCCCAACGAGAACTTGCATCCACTTTTCCTTCCCTCTACGCACGCTACTCCAAGCGTTGCTACGAGATCGCCAATGCAGTCCTTCCCTCGCCCAACCTTACTTCCTCCTCGCCCCGCGAAGGATGGCAAGACGACCTCATTCAAGGATTCGATGAAGAAGCATCCTCCCGAGAAATAAGCTTTATAGTTGATCCCCAAGGTAATAGCGGTAAGACATGGGTCTGCCAGTATATGATGACACACCACGATGAAAAGACACAGATTCTCCGTATCGGCAAACGTGACGATCTCGCACACGCAATTGATGTTACTAAGTCTATTTTTTTGATTGATGTTCCCCGTGGTCAGACGCAGTTCCTCCAGTACACTATTTTAGAGAGTCTGAAGGACCAGATGATCTTTTCACCCAAGTACGAGAGTTCTTTGAAGATCCTACGTACTGTCCCGCATGTGGTAGTATTTATGAATGAGACTCCTGATATGAATGCTCTTACTATGGACCGTTACAAGATAGTTCACTTAGGTAATCACAATATTTAATAACTTAAACGTCTATAGGCTCTTCCCATCGTTAAATGACGGTTCGCCCTACTAAATCGGTGCCTGTTAAGTCTATACCAAGCATAGAAGTGTCGACGACGCCTCATGGCATAACGTGCACGCCTCATAGATCGCCTCATGGCAAATCCACGTAGGCGC